GGATCGCCGATATAATTGTTATTGCCAAGCGCAAGGTTCCAATCGTTCAGAGTGTGGAACGTCTTCCCGCTATCTTCGACATAAATTGAGATTCCATACGTTAAAGCGTTCATCTTTTGCCGCCCCTTATTGCGATTGTTCCAAGTGCCGCGTTCATGTCCGGCGCGATACTTCCCACAAGTGCGCCGCTATCCATGACGATCGTATTCCCCGCCGCCAAGTAAGGAAGATATGTTTCCAATAATCCGATAACGTTTGTATCTCCGCCCGCGCCTGTTAACGGTGTTACCGTTGCGGATCCGCCCGCAACTGTAAGAATTTCTGCGCCCGCTTCACCGACGATAGCAGAACCGGAAGAAATCGTTCCGCCCGTAGCCAGATACGGGATTTTTGAAATATTAACGTGGCCGCCCTTGAAATTCGGAATCATATTCATGGCGTTAATGAATCCGTTCAAAAGCCCGATCAGTTCATTCAACATAGCCTTAAACGTGAAGACAATTCCTTCGCCGAATCCTTTGAACAGACCCTTCGCGCCTTCCAATACACGCGCCCAATCGCCCGTAAATATGCCACGATATACGTCGACCCAATTTTTCAATTCTTTTTGAAGTCCTTCAAGAATCCCGCTGATCGTTGCCTGGAAAGAATTCATAACTTCGCCCATGAAGCCGAATTTTTCCGACCAATCCGTCGCCAGATAGTTCAGCGCCCCGTTGACGACCTTGTCCGCGACTTCCTGTATCTTGTCGCCAAATAATCCGAAAGCCACTATCACGGCACCAACTACGCCCAAAACGCCAACGTCGCCAATTCCGCCCAGCGCCTTTGTCAGATTTCCGATAGCCGTTGTAGCCGAAGCCGCCACGGATGCGATCGGAGAGATCGCCGCCACGATAGCCGCGCATTTTGCGCCAAGCGCCAGCGTGTCCGGATCCATGTCGCGAAGTGCCTGTAAAACGCTTTCTATTGTTTCCTTTATTTCCGGCAGATAGGGAAGAAGCATTTCCGCTATTTCAGTGCCAATTTCTGCGAACGTTCCCGTTGCTTCGGCCTTCAGCTGATCGATAGCGTCGTTTAATTCGTTCGCCTTTTCTATGCTTTCTTCGGGAATGATAACGCCAAGATTTTCGGCTTCTTCGCCCAGAGATCGAAGCGCCGCCCCGCCGTCGTCAATAATTCCAGCCAATTCGTCGGCAGACTTCCCGAAAAGTTCCATAGCGACAACGTCGCGTTCGGTTTCGTTAGGGATCTGCGACAAGGCTTCTACCGTGTCATAAAAAATATCTGTAATGTCGCGGAAGTTTCCGTCCGCGTCCTTTGTTGCGATTCCAAGTTCTTCGAACGGTGCTTTTGTAGAAGTCAACTGTTTCTTCAACTTCTTCATAGCGCCCGTCATTGTATCAAGATCAATGTCGATCAGATCGGATGCATACTGAAATTTCTGTAATTCATCCGTCGAAATGCCTGTTTGCTTCGCAAGTGTCGACAGTTCGTCCGCTTCTTGTGCCGTTTTGACCGCAAGCGCACCCATTCCGGCAAGAAGTCCGCCCGCAAGTTTTGACAAGGTTTTCGTCTTTTGTGCGACGTTGTTAAACTTGCCCGCCAATTTCTCGGCAGACGCGGCGATTTTTTCCGTCGTGACGTTAAAGGACTTCGCCGCCTGTTCCGCTTCCTTCAATTCGCGTTCGGTCGCGGCAATTTCGCGCGTCAATGCGTCGTATTGTTCTTGACCTTCGCCCGTCTTTTGCAGTTCTTCGCCAACTTGTTTCTGCGCTTCCTTCAGCGCGTCAAGTTTCTTCGTGGTCTGTTCGACCTGGTTTCCAAGAAGCCGTTGTTTCTGTTCTAACAGTTCAACGTTGCCGGGATCTAACTTCAACAGGCGTTCAACGTCTTTTAACTGTTTCTGCGTGGACTTGATTTCGGTATTAACGCCTTTCAGCGCTTTCGATAGTCCGGAAGTGTCCGCCCCTAATTCGATTGTAATTCCGCGAATTTTGGTTGATGCCATTTATTGAACCTTCATTTCGCCACGGAAGAATGAAGCCATGCTTCCAGCGGGTGCTTTTTTGTCGTACTTTTCGTGATCGTTTGTACGTTCTGTAATCATGTCATAGACCATGCCGACGGTGAATTCGTCCAATTCTGCGCCGTTTAAGTTCAGTTCAGCGCACCGAAGCATAAATATTGCGCCATTCGGTTCACGGTCTATTGGCATTATTTTTTTTTAGGCGTTGACGTTTGTTGCGTGTTTATCGCCCAAAGTTCAAACAACTGCGGCAAAATCTCATAGATCGAAAACATATCGAACGTATCAAGCCAATCATCAGCTGAAGTCTGTTCCATGTCCGGATCTGCGTGTCTTGCCATGATATACGCCGCATCTTCGAAGATCTGAAGGTCTACAATATCCAGCGCTTCATCTTCGCCGCCTTTAATCTTGTTGAACTTCTTTTGAAGTCTGTTCATGTCCGCGATCATGTCGCGTCCAATAATCGCACGATAAAGCCGCGGTGTGCGTGCCGTTGCGCGGAATTTAACGTCTTTTCCGCCGACGCTAATGATTTTATCCATTTTCAATCCTTTTCTTGATATTTTCCACTAATTCGTTTTCCGCGTCGTCTGCGACGGGTAAAATATGCGGAAATGCCCGCGTCCTTCCGCCGCCGATAAGCGCGTGTCCTTTTTCCAACAAATGCGTCAAGCGATAGTGCTTTTTGTTATGTACCGTCGCTTTTATGTGATACCTTTTATCCGTTTTTGTCTGAAATATGCCCCAATCCTTGTTATATGCGTCCCATGAACCATATTCGCCGGATCCGGACGGATGCGCGACGCGAAGTTTCTTTACGGCTTCTTCAGCCGTATACATAACCCCAGCCGCGCACGCTTCATCCGTAACCCCTTGAAAATCCTTTAAGGATTGTTCTATTGCTTTTGCCAGGTCGTCGACCGTGACTTTCTTGTTCATATCTTTTCCCTACGGTGTAGACGGTGAGAAATAAACGTTACTATGCCAGCCGTTCAGAACGCCGGATCCCGTATTCGGGCCTGTCATAGCCATAACCTTGCCGTTCTTCAGCGGTGCCGCCGAAACGGTTAATGTCTGCGTCGTCGGTGTCTTTGTATCTTCGATCGTGTTCAGATCGCGACTAGGACGTGTTGCGGTGCAGTTGTAGAAAACATACTTCGTTCCGGTCTGGTCGCCTTCTTCTTCGAACGTCATAGCGAAAGCCTTCGAAGTTGCAGAAGCATCTTCCGTGATAACGTCGTTTGTGTCTTTGGAATATCCAAAAATATTCTCGTAAACGTCGTCCGGAATAAGTGCAACATTCAGATCGCCTTCGTAGCCGTTGTTTGCGCTTGTCTGATAGTAGACAATGTTGTCCGCATAGAACTTGTTAATGTCGCCCTGTGCCGCCAGCGAAAGGCTAACTGCGCCAGGAACGTCGATAACTGTTCCGTATGTCGGAACCGCGCTAACGTAGGTACTCATAGGGAAGAAGTGAACGTTTTTGATACCGAATTTCACTTTATCCATGTTGTTTTTCCCCTTTCTAAATGGAAATTTCGTACAAAATCTCGTAGCATTGTTCGTCTTCAAGCCAAGTTTCGGTCTTGTCCCACGGAATGAAGTTCGCGTCAAATGCCGCTTCAAGTTTCTGTTCAACGGAAGGACTTTTCTTTTCCGTGTAAAGTTCCACGTCGACGTTCTGGATCACTTTCCATACGTGATTATCCGCGTCGAAGTTGTCCGTGTCCGTCGCCAGATAACAAACGAACGGCAGTTTTGGCGCTTTTCCAACAGGCCACGCGCGATATGTGACTTTGTTCTGGAAGGTCGAAATTTCGCTGATGATCGTCCGGATCCCCGATAACGTCATTGTTCTTCCCCCTTCCGTTTTGTGACGTACAGTTCAACGCGCCCGTCGTCCCGTAAATATGTACGGTATATCGAATAAACTACGTCGTTATACGTCAGCAGTTCTTCGCCTTCGTATTCCGTCGTCCAGATCAAGAAACGGTATTCGGGCTTCATGCCCTGTAATCCCGCCTGGTAAAACTCGTTCATTCCGACGGAAGAAACATACGCGAAGACATTTCGCGGCGTGGTCGTTTCGACCCATTCGCCAAGCCCGTCTTGCGAATATTCTGTTGTTAACAAAGCGATTTTCGCGGCTTGATTCATAATTCTACGTGGTATACGAGGTATACGTTGCATTCATGCCAAGTTGTGCCTTTTGTTCGTCATAGGAACGCTTGAAAGCGTCGGCCCTGTTCAAAGCGCCGTGTTCAAGTTCGAAGTGATACCCACAATATGAGCAGATCGCCCGAATAACAAGCGAATTCGTCGAACTTGTAGTTACGACCGTCGAATTGTCTACGCCAGCGATTCCCAAATCCAGGACGGCACCGTCGATCAGATCGTTCAGTTCGTCGTCAAAATCATCCGTCGAAACAAGAAGCGCGTTTTTCACTTTTTCAAGCATTGTTAAAACTTCCGGCATGATTATTTACCCCGTTTTGTTGTTGCCTTCTTTACAGGTGCCTTCTTCGCCGTTGTAGTGGCTTTTGGTGCTTTCACGGCTTTTTCCGCCACTTCAACGTCCGGCACGATTGCCTTTTGTGCGACGACCTTTTCTTCCTTCAGTTCTTCAGCTGAACCAACGGAAACAAGGAAAAAGCACTCGGCGGGTGTTACGTCTACAACGTCCCCCGCCTTGTGCATGATCCTAGCGTCGCGTAAAAGTTTAACCTTCAAACGATCAAGAACCCTTCTTGATGTTGCAGAAGCGACCGCAAGCCGTGACTGCGTGTGCCGCATACTGTCTTCCTACGATCTTAACAAGATCTGCTTCGGCTTCGGACAGATCGTCGTACTTGATAGCGATTCCGTCGCCTTCCGGATAGTTCACGGATTCACCGTTCAGATCGCCTACGATAGCGTAAACTTCGTTTGAGGAAGCCGCGCTATAAGCCTTAAGGCTATTGTTGAACAGAACAGGCAGACCCTCGAACGGATCCATAGCGAAACCAGCGGCAGCAGCAGCGGACTTGAAGTTCGCGTATGTCAGTTTGTTCATAATAACAACCGGATCTGTTGCTTCGTCGGACAGATTCGCGAAAGCCGTAGCGATAGCCGTAACGGTCGGTGCGCTGGTGATCTGTGCAACACAAGCGGCAACAGAAGTTGCGCTGGTCGGTGCGGTGATAATGTCGTTAACAACCAGGTCTGCTAACTTCTTGACAATCTGATATGTAACTTCCTCGTAGACGTAGCGAACAAGTGCTTCGCCGCCCATAGCAACTGCTTCGTCAGAAATGCGGATCCATTTCTTGATAGAAGCCGGAACCATTGTTACGATACCAAGTTTCAGCGTTTCTTCAGCGGGTGCGTCTGCGCCTTCGGTATGAACGCCGGCCGCCGTTGCAACTCTCTCAAATGCGACTTTCAGATTGCCGCGAATCTCTGTTCTGCGAACACGTGCCAGAATGTCGTTGTTCTCCCATGCGGTGCGAACGATCTCGTCAACAAGTGCGGGAACCGGAACGGAACCGCCCGTTGCGTTTTCAGATAACAGGCTTCTAACCTCTGTTGCGTCTTCCGATACAAGGTAACGCGCAAAAGCGTCAACGTACTCTTTGGAAGCGCGGATTTCTTCGTTTGTCTTCATGCTTCTTTTCTCCTCTACAATTTTTTCTTCGACTACTACTTCGCCGACGGATCCGTTAGCGATTGCGGATCTGATCTCGGCCTTCTGTGCTTCTTCTGCCTTGCGTGCTTCGATCTCTGCGTTTAAGGAACGCATTTCGGATTCAAGCGCGTCAAGATCTGCGCCTTCGTTGTCAAGTTCGCCAACGATAGCGTTTTTTCTTTCGTTGATCTCTTCGATCGTCATGTCTTTTAAATCCATGATTTAAACCCCTTTCAAAATGCGGATTTTCTGTTTATGTGCTTCGATCTTTTCCTGTTCCGCTTTTGCGCTTTCCAGCGATACCCGCGCGCTATCCAGCGCGTCAGATAAACCACGGGCAGAAATAGACGTTGCTTCGTACGCGGGCCACGTCACGGCCGAAACCTCAAACACACGTCCAAGGCTTTCAACGTGGCGTTTCGGATGATCGCCGTCGATTCCTTCCCAGGAATCCGCTTCAACCGTAAACATAAACGACATTCCGTCCAGATCGCCGCGTTCAACTGCGGAATACAACGCTTTCGCTTCGGCATTGTTCTCTACGTCCAGATCGACGCGAATGTTCATTCCGTCGTCCGTGACTTCAAGTTGCATTGTCGAATTTTCGTTGTTGTTCCTCGATCTTGCCAGCGGGATCATGTCCGTATTGTGATTTACTAAAAACCGTACGTCGCGAAGATCTGTTCCGTCCAAAGCGCCGCGTTCGATAACTTCGTCATAGAAGCCCAGATCCGTGATCTGATCGAATACGATAGGCGTTCCGGATAAGAAGTGTCCGTGATCTTCGTTCTGTTCGGCGCGTACTTCAAAATTAAATGCCCGAATCTCTTTATTCTTCATTATCTGTACTCCCTTCTTCATTGATCTTTTCCGTTGCGTTATAATATTCGCCCCGAATGATGTATTCCTGGCCTTCGCCATTCGGTAAAGGCGGAAGATTCCATATTTCGCGTACTTCGTCACGGTTCAAGATCCCGCGATCCGCCAACTGCGCTGATACTTCCAATTTTTCCTTGTTCGACATATACTGAAGCCGATTCGCGGAAGCCATGACGTAGTTACCTTGCGATTGTTCGCGAAGCGTGAACAACATTTTCGTCGTTACTTCGCTGAACTGAATTGCGAACGGTTCGCATATTCCTTCATAAGCCGCAACCCACTTGTCGCCGTATACTGCGGATTGAAGAAGATCTTCGTTTACGTTGAAATAATCAAAGACGTTCGCCTTGATGATCTTTTCTTCCTCGGAATCGACTACCCACGGATCTGCTTTGATCTGGTTGATGTTCGTATAGGTATTCGGGAATAACAACAGGCCGCCGCCTTCGGCTTCCTTGCTGAAGTTTTCTTCCGTGAACCTTTTCCGTTCAAGCGCTAACTGATCGCTTTTCGTGAAGTTGTTAACCTGGGCATAGAAGCGATATGTCGCCGCCGACTTAACGCCTTCCTGTATGCCTTGATTCTGAATATGAATCAGATCAATCGTCGGATATAACGCCGAATTCGTTTCGCCGAAGAAGTCCGACTTGTATTGATGTTTCGTCATTATCCCGCAATAGTCCAATTCGATCGCGGCGCGCTTGCCGTCCTGGAACTCATAGCGAAGATACGGAACTTCGTTGTATTGAACGATTTCGCATTTCTGCGGAAGCGGTGTTATGATTCCGGACGGTTCGCCGTAAATATCGTAGACCGGACAGATAAAGGCCGTGTTGTGTACGTCCAGGATCGTCGACAAACGATAAAGGAATTGATACCACGTCTGATACTGATTCGGCGCGTGTTTCAGTTTGTTCTGAAGCGCTGGTCTTGCCGATCCGCCAAGTTCGACCTTCAATTTCGCCGTATGAACCGCGCGGACGTTGATCGCCGCCCGAATTAACTGTTGCTCGTAAATCGAACCGTTGTACGTCGTGAAGTGCGGCGTATAGCCGTTCAGCATCTTAAAGGCACCTTGATACTGTTTCTCCGGTTCCTTCGGTCTGTTTTTGAATATTGCGTCAAAAAGTCCCATGTTCAACCCCTGTTCGCTAACTGTTCCCCTATTTCGCCATACCATTTTTGACGGACGCAAAAAGCATCAGACAAAGCGGCCGTCCCGTCGATATGTGCGTTCGGATTTATCTTTACAAGGCGACCCCGTCCACGTTCGACATTCATCTTTAGCGCCGCGTTGAGCAGATGCGCCTTCAGAAGATCGTTGTCGCCACAATGAACGCGCCCGTCCTTCATCAACCCTTCCATTTCACGCAATACGCCGTAAAGGTTTTCGCCCTGGAAGACGTCGTCCGTCTGGAATCCGTACGCTTCCAAGTCTTGAACGAGATATTGCGCGGAATATCTATCGTAACCAACTTTCAACGGCAGAATCTCGTAATTTTCTACCAAAGAAGTGAGCCATTCATAGCAATCGTGATAATCGACAAAGTTTTCGCCGGATGTCGCAAGAAGTCCCCTTTGTATGAATAATTCATACGGGATTCCGTCGCGGGCCGTAGCGTCGGCGATCTTCTCCGAGGGAAGCCAAAACTTCGCGAAGACGTAAAGTTCGCCGTCCTTCTCGATAATGCACGTCGCCGCCGTCAAGTCCGTCGTCTGGGACAGATCGACACCGCATACACAATAAGACGATCTGAAGTCTTCCAGATTCAGCTGAAGGCCGAAGCATTTGTTGACGGTCGAAGTGTCAAGCCATGCAAGGGAAGAATTCTGTTTGATGTTGCAATACTTTGTCAGAAATTCCGCCTTCTTCGAAAGCGAACCCTTCGCGATTGCTATTTCTTCCAGCATGAAGTCAACGGACACGGAAACGCCAAGATTCGGATTCGACTTGCGAAGTTCGTTTATGTCGTCCCACTTGTCCAGATCGTCGATCATGTATAAAAAAGGCAATAGCCGCTTTTCTTCGCTATCGCCCTTTAGAAACCTTGTTGATCTTTTTAATAGTTCATCAAATATCGAATCGTTTATGTAGCCAGCCGTTGAACAGGAAAGAAGAAGACTTTCAGTTCTTGCCCCTGTACCGGACTTCATAACTTCGTATTGCTTTAGACCCGAATCGCCTTCCCAGGCGGCCACTTCATCACAGACCGTCATAGACGGATTGAACCCGTCCGACTTTTTGGCGGAAAAAGCGATCTTCTTCACGGTCGAATTTGTCGCCGTAATGTAAAGGTCGCCGATCCGGTGTTTCGGAAGTTCCGAATCGTCGTGAAGTTTCTTGTTGTGTTCGTCCTTCTCCGAACAAAGTTCCTTCAATGCCTGGTAGTCCGGATCCAATAGCGTCATCTGCCAAACATTGTTATAGATAATGTCCGTCTGGTCTAATTTCGGCGCAACTATAAAGACTTTCGTTCCAAATCCGCCGTCAACGATCCACATATACCGGATGATCGCCGCCGCAAGAAGGGACTTCCCGTTCTTCCTTGCAACGATCAGAACGACTTCACGGAATTGTCTTTTCCCGTCAGAATCCAAGATCCCGAAGATCGCGGACACAAAAGCCTTTTCCCACAGTTCCAACTTGAAGGGACCTGGTGCAAGTTCGCCTTCCGTATGAAAAGTATGGCTTTCGATCCACTCGATCGCGTCGTTCGCCTTTTTCTGGTCGAACGTGAACGTCTTTTTCTCGATCCCTTGTATGAGATATTCCAACAAAGCGTCGATCCAGCCGCCAACCGTGACAGATCCGTCTTTAACTTTTTGATAATAAGAATAAATCCAATTATCGGTCTGTTTCTTCGTCATTTTCGCGCTATTTCGGCGTATCTCTCGCGAAATTCGAAAATCGAG